GGCGAGTGCTGTTGCTTTTGGCGTTTCTGTGTCCTTAGGTTCTGGTGAGAGGGTCGGTTTGACACCAGAGTGCAGTTGCACAATGGGTACCGTGGCACAATCAAGTTGAATATGATTGCACACGGAACCGGTGCAGTGACGATGGTCTTTACCATCTGCGGAACAAACTCCCTCAATGAGGGGATGTCCGGGGATGGGATAGGCTGACGTAAAGAGTGGCCATTCTTGTCTGTAGGGTGGAACTACTAGAGTGAATGGACGCTCGAAAAGGTCAGCGTCGCGGCGGTGCATGTCTAAGGAGGCAAAGCCTCGAGTCACGTTATGGTGGAAGAGCTCGAATACAAGTTTGTATAGAAACTTCGTGAAGAAGAAATCTTCAAGATTTTCAATTGGGATTTCGTGGACCTTGAAGAGGTCCAGGAAATCCTGAAAGTTTCTTTTGATGTATATCTGAGTGGTCTTCGACATAGCAACGAGGACAGACTCGTGGTCGTACAATGGCACGTAAAATGCGATTGGGACGAGTGGTCGTGTTGGGCGGTTAAGCGTGACGAGTGTGTATGAGACATCTGTGAGTCCCTGCGATGGGCGCAGGAAGTGCGTGATTACAACCCTGTGGTTGTAAAATGCGCATGACAGGGTGTCATACAAGTACATTCCAGTATTAGTGTAGTAATACGGAGTGTGAGGAGGGGCTATATGAGCAATGGCTGGGGAGCCATTGCTTGCGAGGCAATGAGACCGGATTTGAGTCAATCGGGTGACATCGCGTTGCGTAAAGCCATGTTCGGCGATCAGGCTGAAGCCTGAGGACGGAACTGTCTCCATAAGTTTCTGTGCGGGCAATTGCGGTACTGGCGTATTTTCTTGCGAAAACATATTTAGAGTACCGACAGCTTGGGCCTTGAGGGGCCGCAAATAGCGCGTGCAAATCAAACCTCATCATCTTTCCAGATGAGTGAATGAGAGCAAAACGGTAAATGCGGCAAGTCCTGAAAACCATAGGTGCCGGGTCTTGAAGAATGAGAAATTTGAAATAGAGTGCTACCAAAAAGGGTGGTAGTCTCACAAAGAGAATAGTGGAGCAAAGGAGCTCCGGGACAAAACTAAAATAAAATTTGTGGTGGTTCTTAAAGAAAGCAATATGAACATTTAAAGTTGTGGAAAAAGTGGAGTGTGGTTTTAAAAGAGTACAAATTCAAGAATATTAAAAGCCTCGAGAAGAGACTAAGTAATACAAATGATCGTTAGTTGGGAGGGAAGGCCCCCCC